TCCCCATACAGCAGCAGAAGCAGCATTAGGATTATAAGTTGCACCCATAACAGGTTTAGCACCAAAGTCAGCCTCTGTTAATGCTCTAGGTAATTGATACTGAGCTACTGGAGTAGCATAAGGTATAATAGGCATAGGCTCTACACCAGGTTCTAACATCTTCTGTGCATAAGCAGCAAGGTCTGCTGAGAATCTACTACGTTGAATCTCTTTTAACACAGCTCTAGTATTTCTACCAGCACTAGATAATGATTCACTAATAAGAGACATTTGTCTACCATAATCTGCTAAAGTAGCTTGTGTAGCTTTACCTATACTTCTACCTTTAATACCTCTAGATCTTAAAGTACCTTCTCTAGATAAATTCTCTAGATAGGCATCATCTGCTTCAAATGCAGCTTCTGCATGAGCTTCTTGTAAAGCTCTCATTTCATTATGTTTTGCAGCTTCAGCCTCTACAGCATTAAGAGAGATTTGACTACCGAAAACTTCTTCTGATTTAGCATACTGTTTTAAATTAGATTCTTGTCTTGCATTTCTTATTTGTAAATTATAATGATATTGCTGTGCATTTGTAGCATCTGCAAAGTTAGCTCGAGTCTGTTCATTAGCAGCTTTTATTTTAGCTTGTTCAGTTAAGAACTCATGATCATCTATAAGTCTTTGTTTTGTTAAATTCCAATTCTCTGTATTATACCAGTATGCTCTAGTTGCTGCATCATTAGCTGCATTTGCTTGATCTCTAGCAGCTTTAGCAGCTTTTTCAGTACCCATATACATAGCACCAGCCATAGCTCCTGTACCTACAACAGCCATTGTAGCTGCACCTGGTAATAAGGCAGCACCTAAAGCACCAACAAGTATTGGTAAGAATCCAAAGATATGTGGAAATGCAATAGTATGTAATAATAATCCTTCTAACATGTTTGTTATTGTCTCCTGTAATATCTTGGTGAGTAACTTCCTTCCCACATCATAGAGTTTAGAGACACTGGAAATGGAGAATCATTAAAGACTCTTAATTGGAAGTTGGTTGTCTTCTGATGTATAGGTATAGTAAATACCGATTGATCAGATAACGCAATATCATTAGCTAAATATGTATCAGCCATTTGCGTAGGATTTAAGTTATACCATTCGTCAATGTATATTAATACACTGTCACCACTAGCTGGTGCGCTACTCATGGTTACTTGTGTATCTCCTGATACTGTAAATGCAGTAGATACAACGTTATTTATTTTAACTTTGATTTGATCTTTATCTATATAACTTAAATCATCTTCATTCCAACTGAAGATAGTAGTACTACCATCACCAGTATACGATTTAGATCCTTGTAAAGTACCAGTAGATTTTAATTTGAAAGCCATAACTCCAGATAAACCTACAGCGAATTTCATTCGTGCTATTGTTAAACTAGATGTAAAATCTGTTAGCTCTTGAGCATCATCTAATCTAAAGTAAGTCTTTGGTAAAATAACATCTAAATCATATTTCCATCCTACAATAACATCACTAGCTACACTTGTTAGATTCTTAAAGAATACTTTGAAATATGGATTACCATCATCAGTAATGACTTCTGGTGTTACAGTAAATCCTGATTCAATAAAGTTACCTGTAGCTGTTGTACCTTTAATAATTAGAACAGGTGTTAATCCTGTTACATTATTCCAAGGTATATAACATTTAGAAAAGTTATTAGTAGTATCATAAGCAACTGAACTAGCAGTAGCATATAAATCTACACATGGATTAATTTTAGCTCCTTCATTATTAACAATAATAGCATCTTCTGGACTCTGACTTAAGCTAGCTTTACTTAAAGTAAACTGATTACCTTGTTTAGTAACAGCATACATATCATCAGAATCAACAGCTACTGTCTGCACTGTACCAGGTAGTTCCCAATTAAACCAAGCTTGTACTAGATTTTTTTCTCCATCGCTATAAGTACGATAGAAGTAAACCTTACGATCAGACTGACTTGATAGAACTATGAATTGGTTCTGTGGGCTAGCAGTAAATGTATCTACTGTAGCTGGAACCCATTCGTTTACAACTCTACCTATGTCTAATACTTGAGGGTTTTCATCTTGTCCTCTAGTTACCATGCCGAATATACGTGTATAACTAGGGGTTTTGCTTAAAAAGTTTATGTTTGTACCAGTATCTACAGGGTCAACATCTGGGTCCATTTCATAGTTTGATATTGTACGAATAGACGTTGTTGTTGGAGTTAGTATACCATCAGCAGATGACATAAGGAACTGCTGATTCTTACTAAATAATACTAATCCCTGTGTTGTTGGTAATACTCCGTGTAATGATGCAGGTTTAATAGCTGAAGCATTAATATCTACGGGGTCAGCATCAGTTATGATCTGAGCTGATGTATGGTAGAAATTATAATATTCAGCAGATTGACTCATAGACACATTATCTTCCGATAAGAATCCGAGTCTATTATTATGGAAGAAAGCTTGTTGTATTTTCTTTCCTACAAAACTTGGATGTGAGTTAGTGACATCATCACCAACTTTCCTAGGTGTCCAAGTTATTTTTTGAAATGTAAAGGTATTAGTAGAAGGATTTAATAATTCATGAGGCATTGTAGCCTGATCAAGTCCAGTAGATTTACTAGGATCTAATGTTTCAGCCCAGTAACCTACACCTGATGTACCATTATCAGCTACAAATTTAGCAAAGTATGTATCATTAGTAGATGCAGTATTAATAACTTTAACTACATGATCATGAAATGAATGCCTAGGTAGTTGTGATACGTTATCTACTTGATCTTGAAATACATCTAGTTTACTATTATCTATACCACCTTCTGCAACAATAGTAAAAGCAGTTCTTGTACCACTTACTACTCTATCTAATTCTAAAGAGTTCTGATACTTAGTTACGGTTAAACCTGTTACACTTAAATTATCTATAGCAGTTTTAATACCAGTTGTAACATCATTATAAGTATCATTAGCTTGTATAGTATAAGTAGCAGCACTACCATTTATAGTTACTTTGAAGACTTCTCCAGTAGTCATTGCTGAACTTAAAACTAGAGTAGCTCTTGTATTAGCTATAAAGGTAGGGTCAGCTATCTTATTAGCTGTTATTAAATTGTTTGTTATGATAGATGTATCTTGTACAGTTAGTATATCATAGTTTGTACGAGCACCTGTAAGGTATGCCTGTGCCCCTGTACCATAGTTAACAGTACATGCAGCACCTGTTGTAGCATTCCATATATCTATGTCTCCTGTAGAGCCTCCTAGGGCTGGTTTAATACATCCTATATATTTTTCTGTTGTAGTTCTAGCTATATAAAACCACCTTGATGCATCATAAGTAGTTCCAGTACCTAAGTTAGCTATCCATTTAAATCCTGGTCTTTTAGTTAGACCAAAGGTAGGGTCAGGATAACCATTAAGACATTCTCTTACTTGTCCTAGACGCTTCTTATCATCAGATTGTTTGGATACCCCACCTAGATAATTATCAATTCGTTGGGTTACTGCTGGCATTATCTTTTAAGTGCGTGATATGGTTGATAACTTTGATAGTAATTTTGTTGATCTTGGGGGTGTCCAAAGAAAGTATACTGTCCTTGTTGTGTATCATATTCTAAAGCTGTAGCTCTAGCATATGCTTCTTGTTGCTGTAATGTTTGATATTGAAATTGATCTCCTACAATTTTTTGTGATACAAGTACAGCAGCTCTAGAAGTAATGAAGTTTTGTATAGGTTCAGGTAAATCTACCCAATCAAATTCCCAAACAAGATCACATTCTACAGGTGTAGCTATATCTTTCCATTTGTATGTATGGTTTTGTCTATCATATAATTTACCACTCCTACGAATACCATCAAATTCCATATTAGCAGAGTTTTCACTTAGCTTAATTTGTAGTATATTATTAGGTATTAGTATTTCATCATTTGTATCAGGTGTGAACTCATAATGATATTCTTTATTAAAAGTCCATCCTTCTGCTTGCACTTCTCTGGATACCTGTAACAATGTATCGTATGCAATCGCAACGTCAGGGTTGGTTGTGTCCAACGTCGTTACAGGAGCCTGACCACATGACGACAGGATTTGATTTATAGCTGGTAATTCTTGAGTGGCGTTAGTGGTTGGAAAAGGCATAATATTTATATATAAAAAAAAAGAGGACTCCGAAGAGCCCCCATAAAACGTGCTTAGAATGCAGCGTTACCAGAAGATCCGGCAGCAGCACCAGCAACTAGTTCAACAGCAGCAGCTGGATTGAGGTAGTCAGCTCCCATTGCGAGGCGACCTAAGATCACATCACCTTGGTATACAACTGATACATCACCAGAAGTTACTTGAACTTGTGGTCCAATTGCTTCTACGCAACCAGCAGCTTCTTTCTGGAATATAAGTCCACAAGAGTTGGCAAATTCTGTCTCTTCACCATACTCGTTGTTGATTCCAGTTACGTCGTTAGCAGCATCTTCGATAGCTTCACCGACGAATGAACCTACATTCTGAGGAGATGTTACCCCAGGGTTTGTAGCAGAAGCTGAACCAAACTTAGTACCATATGTACTGAAGAATGGAATGTTCATTGATTTGTAGATTTTGATACCAGCAATCTCAATGATTCCGTTACCACTTTGTAGTGCAGTACCTTGAGTATCACGGTTAACTAGTCCATTAGAACCTACAGCTTGGATTAGTTCATAGTATTGACGTGGGTTAAGTACACCTACTCGTCCTTCAGAACTAATACCTTTCTCATCTAAAGCAGCTGCAGCATCATAGAATGCATTGATTAATGATGCAGATACATAAGCGTCAGATGCTTGGTTGTTAGTACCAACACGAATCTGTGTTCCACCTGGTTCTACGAAACCAGACTTAGTGATAGGAGAAGCGGCTCTAGCTCCACGTGCAATAGCACGGAATACTAGCCTATCATATTTTTGAGCTAATGCATAACCAATCTTCTTAGAGATTTCTCCCCTCAATTCATAGTGTGCAAGTGTCTCATCTAACTCATATACGAATGCACTTGAGATTAGTAGATCGTCAACCGTGATGGTCTTCTCTGCTACTGGAGGTGATCCGTCGGAGTTACCGAGAATGCTCTGGCCTGGTACATGGTACTCAGCCTTTGTGTGTCCCGTGTAGATGAACTGTAATGATTTCCCATTCTTTAGGGTTCTCTTCATTACAAGGTCTCTAGCAATTGCGTTATGCTGGAAGCCTTTGAACATCTCACCACTGAACAACTTGAGATATAATGCTCTTGCGTCACCAGTAGAGTTTGATTGTCCCTGTCTGGTTAACGAGGCATTACTATGGGTTGCCTGTTGGGCCATTGTTCTATAATAAGATTAATATTTACTTTCTTCAGCTGAAATTTTTTTGATCAATTTTCTTGTGGTCTTTCCCACCGTCTAGACGGCTAAGGGTATC